GGGTCAGAAACAGGTGCTCCTTATGCCAAGTATTTAGAAAACCCAGAAAATAAAGCTGACCCCCACAAAAGGGAAAGGAAATTTCTACAACCAGCAATTGATAAACAAGCAGCAGGAATTGAGACTAAATTATTGAACGCAATCCAGAGGGCGGTTAAATTATAATGGTATTACAAGAAATAATAAAACAAATTAAAGCAGTAAAAGTTGCAGACGAAAGTTTTGATTTAATTGGGGGTAGCATTGATTATGCAACAGCAGAAAGGTTGGTGAGTAAAAAAAGAATGGCTTTTGTTCTACCATTAAATGATGATACTGGCACCCCGACTGATGACGCTGCACCAATCCAGAAAATAACTGAAACATTCGCAGTGCTTTGTAATATATCAAATCAAAAAAGTCAAAAAGATAAAACGGGTATGCTTGCTTATAATGAAGTGCACACTATTAGAAAAAATTTATTTAAAGCACTCTATGGTTATCAAATAAAAACTGACATAAGTGATTACGGAGAGGATAACACCGAAAGTTTAGTTTATTATGCTGGTGGAAATATCGTCTCCTATGATGCAGCCAACCTCTGGTACCAATTTACCTTTTCATATAAGAAAGGAATTACTAACTACTTTAATGAGAATAAACCTGGGAACAATGACGGGGTTGATATTGATTTATCAACCTTGGAGGACTTTCCAGATAGTCAAACACATATAGATATTGAAAAGACATAAAAGGAGTAAAAAAATGGAACGAGATTCAAAAGTAAAAAAGAAAGTGGAAACAGCAGCAGAAAAACCAGCAAGATTTTTAAAGCCAACCAAAGGCCGATTGGTGAGAGACCCCCGAACCTTGGAGCCTCTATCTGATAAAGGACAATTAAAAAATTGGTTTGGTGGGGAGGGTCGATACTGGAGGAGGAGGGTAAACCAGGGCGATTGTGTTATAGTAGATAAGTAAAAAATTTATATTAGCGGAGGCAAAAAGATAATGGGTGCAATAAGTTTTAATAATATTCCCGCCACAGTCCGAACACCGGGAAGTTTCACAGAAGTAGATAACAGTAGAGCGTTACAGGGATTACTGGCTAATCCTCATAAGGTTTTATTGTTAGGTTCAAAGTTAAGCGGGACAATTGATGCGGATGTAATAAAAGCAATGACCAACGATTCGTTAGCGGACGGATTTTTTGGAGAGGGTTCAGAGATAGCCAGAATGTGCAATACGTTTAAAAAGGTTAATCCAAACACTGAACTATATGCAATGGCTTTAAGTGATGCAGCAGCAGGAGTTCAAGGAACTGGGTCAGTTTCCTTTTCAGCTTGCATGTCCGGACTATCATTTGTAGGAACAGGAGTTTTCTATACAATGGTCGGGGGCATAAAAGCATACCAGGCCTGCCAGAGTGGATGGTCAGTTCAAGATGTGGTAAGCGCTCAGGTGGCGACCATAAATGCGATTGGCTCAATGCCAATAACAGCAAGCGTCGTTGGTTCAGAGGTTGTGGCATGGACGGCTAAAAATAAAGGAGAGAATGGAAACGACATTGATATTCGATTTAATTATTATGAAGGTCAGGAGTATCCATCTCAAGTTACCGACATTCCAGTGGTGGTTGATGCTGTGGATGGTGCAGGTAATCCAGACATTGGTGACGCGTGGGCAGTTGCTGCTGGTACAATATACCAATATATTGGTCAACCGTATACTGATGCTGCGAATTTAACTTCATTGGAAAATGAACTTGCAGATAGATTTTTACCACTTGAGGATAAACAAGGTCATGCGTTTGGATGGTTTCGTGGAACAGTTGCTCAGTGCTCTGTAAAAGGAAACTCAAGAAATAGTCCACACAATACCATAATGGGAATGCATAATACCCCGACTTGTAATTGCGTTGCTGCTGCAAACCTGGTGGCGGTTGCTAGTGAATATTTAAACGGTGACCCAGCGAGACCATTAACCACTTTGAAATTAACTCAAGTGCTTGCTCCACCGGCTGCTGATAGGTTTGATCAATCGGAAAGGAATATTTTACTATTTGATGGTATTGCCACTTGGATAACTGATACAGCGGACGCGGTAATGATTGAAAGATGCATAACCACTTATCAGACCAACGCACTTGGTAATCCTGACGCAAGTTATCTTGACGTCCAAACATTGGCTACCATTGGAGAAATCAGATACCAATATAACGCCAGAATGAATACCCGGTTCATCGTTCCGAGATTCAAACTTGCGGGAGACACCTTTCCTATTCAACCGGGTGCAAAAATAGCACAACCAAAAACAGTCAAGCAAGAAATAATTGCCCTGTTCTCTCTACTTCAGAAAGTCGGACTAATTGAGGACCTGGACTCATTTATTACCAACTTGGTAGTGGTCAGAAATACAACCGACCCAAACCGAGTTGATGTATTATTACCGCCTGATTTAATAAATCAGTTTAGAGTTCTTGCAAGCGTCATGCAGTTTATACTATAAGGAGGAGTTAAAAAAATATGAAAATTACTGGTAGAGTAACCGTTAAATTAAACGGACAAGTATTATTGAATAAAGCGGGGGCTAAGGCTATTGGTATTGGAGTCAATGGAAAGTTAGCAGTTGAGAAAAAACCCGTAATGGGTGATGGTGGAATACATGGATATACAGAGGAACCATTTGCACCATCATGTGAGGTAACAGTAACAGATAGAGATGATGTTATGTTAAGCGATATTCTGGACATCCACGAAAACGGAACCATAATTTTTGAGTCCGCTGGTGGAGGAAAGGTTTACACAATGGATGGAGCGACCTCCTCAATGAGAACGGACGTAACTGCTGGTGAGGGTGAAACCCCACTGGTATTTTTTGGACCGGCTTGGATTGAGGGAGTGCAGTAAAAGATAATATCATAAACAGGAGCTAAAAACAATGAATGGAAACGAAATTGCAAAAAACGAAATAGTAAAAAAGGTGGGTGATGCAAATAAAACGGCAGAAGAAAAAATAAAAGCACCTAACCGATTACCGGAGGTTGCAGAAAAGGAAAGAGAACCAATTAAAATTAATAAAATTATTAAGCTGCAATACCCAATACCAATAGTTGACCCGGTTACGGGAGATACTAAAGAAACGGATGTTCTTGAAATTGGACGGTTAAAATTAAAGCACGTTGAAGCGATGCCGAAAAATTTGTTTAAAAATAAGGGAAAAAATATCTCACCGGTGGAAATAATACCGGTGGTTGCAATTTTATGTAATATACCAATTGATGCAGCCAGAGAGTTGGACTTTGCGGATATGGATACGGTGGCGGAAACGATACAAAGTTTTTTAGAGAGTACCCAGGTAGTTGGGAAGCCATAGAAGATATGGTTATTGGTATTGCTTATACATTTAGCTTTACTGAGGCGGAAATCTGGGAGTTGGACATGCACAGATTTTTTTTCTGGGCAAAAGCAGTTGAGACAATTGGAAAGTGGGCAAACGCTAAAAAAGGGAGCACGGGTTAATGTCAAAGTCATTTGATTTATCGGCAATTTTTAAAGTGGTAGACAGAGCAAGCCAGCCAATTAAATCTATTGGTAGAAGTATTGCCAAGTTATCAGAACCGATAGCCAAGGTCAGTAAAAAACTTTCTGCAATGGGAAAGAAAATGCGGGAAGTCGGGAAAGGCATGACCATGAAACTTACCGCTCCTATTGCCGCGTTCGGGGCACTTGCGATAAGGTCAGCTACTAATTTTCAAGATGCAATGAACAAAGTGGGTGCCATTACTCGGGCGTCCGCTGAGGATATGAAAAAATTAAAAGTAGCGGCAAGGGATGCAGGAAAGACGACTCAATTTTCAGCTACCCAAAGCGCTGACGCAATGAGTTTTTTAGCAATGGCGGGTCTTGATGTTAATCAAACCATTGAAGCTTTACCAGGTACCTTGCAACTTGCAGCAGCGGGAGGGATGGACTTAGCTACCGCAGCAGATATAGCCACCAATGTTATGACCTCAATGGGTTTGAAGGTAAAAGACTTAACTCATGTGAATGATGTTTTAGCGGTAGCTCAATCAAGAGCAAATACTAACATAACCGAACTTGCCGAAGCGATGAAGCCGATAGCGGGAACAGCCTCAACTCTTGGTATGAGTTTGGAGGAGACCACAGCGACCCTTGCAAAAATGGCAGACGTTGGAAACAAAGGGGGGATTGCGGGAACGCTTTTACGAAACGCTTTAATGGCTCTTGCACTTCCTACAGAGAAAACAAAAAGAGTTTTCAGTGAATTAAATATGAACCTCGAAGATTTTACCACTAAGGATGGAAAGGTAAAAGATTTTTCTTTAATGGTGGACCAGTTATCAGAGTCAGGAGCAACCGCCGGTCAGATAATGGAAGCCTTTGGTAAGCGTGGGGGTAGGGCAATATTGGATTTACAGAAATCTGGTGGCGCTAATTTAAGAAAATTAACTGCTGAATTGAAAGCGTCAGATGGTGCTGCAAAAGAGATGGCAGAAACAATGATGAAAGGATTGCCTGGTGCTTTTAAAAGACTGGGGTCAGTATGGGAGGCGGTTCAACTTTCAATAATGGACTCTGGAGTTGGGGACTTCATTGAAAAAGTAATAAATAAATTGATTACTTTTTTAGAGGAGGTAGCGGAGTCAAGTCCTAACCTCCTTTTAATTATTTCAATTATTGCGGGAATTGTTGCAGCACTTGGACCATTGTTAATTAGTGTTGGTTTTATGGTAACCGCAATGGGCGCTTTAACCGCCGTTTCATTACCAGTAATTGGAATTGTTTTGGCGGTGATTGCAGTGGTCGGGTTGTTGGCTGTTGCAGCTTATCAGATTGAAAAGAACTGGAGCAATCTAATGTTTTGGTTTGGTATTTACTGGGATAAAATAAAGGATATGTTTTTTAACGCAATTGAATTTATAAAAGAGTTATTTTTTAACTACCATCCTCTGGGAATTATTATTGCCAACTGGGGGGCAATAATTGATTGGTTTGTTGGAATGTGGGCAGGGATAAAAAATATTTTTTGGGATTCTATTAATTCAATAGACCAGTTTTTTACAGAAACCATTGAAAATATTATGGGTAAAATAAATGCGGTAAAAGAATTTTTTACCTTTGGTGGTTCAGATATGAATGCCGAGATGTCCAAACAATATAATGTAGGTGGGTCGGTTGGTCAGACAATTAAAAGTCAATCGGAAACCGATATTAAATTAAAAGTAAGCACAGATAGTGGAGCAATAGTCACGGCGGAAAAATTTGATAAAAAGAAAGGTGATGCGAACGTGGAATTATTTACAGACGCTGCATTAGCGACGGGGAGTTGGTAAAATTATGGGTTTACTTGATTCTGCAATTGATACAGCAAGCGATTTTTTGAATAGTATTTTTGGTTCAACGACTTGGAGGGATGAAATACGACCAGCAAGTTTTCGTGGTATTCCTTTTTCGGTGGTTAGTTCAGACGCGAGTTTTGGGCGTCGAATAAAAATTTATGAGTTCATAAAAAAAGAGGCTACTTATATTTACGATATGGGTTCAGCAGCAGACGACTTCGTACTGGAATGTTATATTATTCAAAACACAGATAACGATTTTAATTATTTTAAAAATAGAGATGCACTAATACAGGCTTGCAAGCAGAAAGGACCAGGAACTTTAATACATCCTTATTATGGAGAGTTGAATGTTCGGGTTAATGGAAAAATAAAAGTTAAAGAGGCTTTCAAGGAAGGTGGTATAGCCAGAATTACTATTACCTTTGTCAATGAGGGGGCTACCAAATATCCTGGTAAAACAAGCAATCATAATTTTGCGGTTGACCAATCAGCGTGGGATGCGATGAACGAGAGTTTAGAAAATTTTGGAAACGCTTTAAATACAGCGGGTTCATTTATAGAAAATACCATTGATAGCATTACAAATTCAATCCAGAGAACAATAACTTCTATTCGGTCAATTAAAAACGCCTTTTCAAATATAATTAGCGGAACAGTGGATAGTTTAAATGTTTTAATAGATACCGTGGGAGTTGCAGGAAAAACAGCATGTGAACTTGGTAATATTATTTCAGACTCGGGAGACGCGTACGCACAAATATCTGGACTGGGTTCCTCAATA